GGCATCGTGGTCTGATGACCATGAAACCTTACATCACCACGGGGCTAGGCGCGCTGACGCCCGCGGCATGGCGAGACTTGGCAGTCACGGTAGACACCGTCCTAGGCCCCGGCACCGTGCGCAACGGGCAGCTCGGGGCTGCGCAGGATCAGTTCCGGTGGATCACCGCGCAGATCGGCGCGCCTTCTCAGATCAGCGGCGTGGCACGATGGGAATACGCATGGAAGCAGGTGCGGCGCAACGCATCACTCACGACCTTCGGGGACGAAGCAACGCCGCCGCTGGCGGACACGACTCCGGGAATGAGCAAGGCGCTCAACACGCTCGAAGCCGCGAACACCGCGACCATCGCCTACGGGTTCGGCGTGTCGGGCGGGACGGAGTTGACCGCGCATCCCGGATGGTCAATCGAACCCGTGCCGCCAGGAACGGTCGTGCACCTGATGATGGTGCGCGACAAGGGCGGCGTCCTCCGCTGCGAGTTCGCCGCTCCCAACCGGATCGACGGCGAGTGCCCACAGGGATGACAAGGCGCAGCATCATTGCTAGCCTGATGCGATGACCAGGGAAGCGGACAACATCGTTCGGCTGTCGATCCGCGATTGGATCGCGATTGGCACGCTCGTCACGGCGGTACTCACGGGCATGCTCGGCGCGTTCATCCACCATGATCGCGTGCTGATGCAGGTCGTGACGCAGCAGCAGGCAGCCAACGCTCGCCTGGACAAGATCGAACTCAAGCTCGAAAGGAGACTCCCATGAGCAAGTTGAGCGAAGCGTTGCAGGGCAAGTCATGGCGCACCACGGGCGCCGGCATCGCTGCCATCATGGTCGCCGGCGGAGCCGCGCTCACCGCGCTCACCGACACCGATCCCGCCACGAAGCCGGATTTCCCGGCCTTGCTCGCCGCGCTCATCGCAGGCATCGGCCTGATCTTCGCGCGCGACTCCAAGACCTGACATGTACTCGCTGATCCGGGCGCTGCTCGACTCGCTGCTCGAGTGGGCATCCACGCTCGCAGGCAAGCGAGGAAAGGCCACTGATGCACCGACGGACCACGGTTTCCTGCGCCGCGCTGGCGATCGCATTCGCGAGTGGGTGCACGCGGACGGTGCTAGTCAGCGAAGCAAGTCCGATCAGGACGGGACCTGACATTCGCGGCCGCGTCTACACCCGCACGGACGCGGGATGGGTGCTGTCGGACAACGCGGTGACGGTCCCGGAAGGGTGGTACTGCGTGCCTCCGTCGTTCGTCGAGCGCGAGCCTTGAGCGCACTCAGCACACTGCTTGCCCGCTGCTGCTGCGGCGGCCAAGACCCATACAACGGGAACACGACCTGCGTTCCGCCGTGCGCTGGGCAGCCAGCGGCATTCAAGACCTCATGGTCTGCGACGTCGCAGTTCTTCTCGCGCGGCACGCCGACGGGGTTCAGCAACGTAACGCGGCCATGCTCGCCATGCTTTCCCACAACGAGTCTCTACTCGAGCGGCAACTTCGACGTCGGCTCGTATCCCGAAACCTTCGTGCAGCCAAACTTCCCTAGGTTTCTCCCGGGCGGAACCGGATGCGAGGAGTGCGACACGCTCACGGTGTCATGGCAGCCATCGCCGCAGAGCTTCAGCGCGGTCGTGCGTGATCCGCCCAACCCTGCATTCCCATCCGTAGGACAGACGCTGTCAGTCGGCGGAGAACCGTTCAACGTGCAATCGAACTGGTATCGCTGCAACCCGTTCGCGCAGGGCGGGGTCGGAGCCTTCGGATGCGAAGGATGGTCAGGCCTCTTTGAGGTCGTCTACCTTCGAGCGGGGCGCGTTCAATACTCGCCCAGCTTCCCGATCTACGGGCAAGTCGGCGACACGGGATCATGCCCCGTTGGGCCGGTGGAGGATGGATACGCCATGTCGTTCCAGCGAAGCGCCTCGGTCGGCGCGTTCTACGTCAAGCCGGTGCCGTTCTCGAGCTGCATTGATCGTCGCGGAACGTACTACTTGGCGGCAGCGGAAGCGTCATACCCGTGGACGACATACGAGCTTTACCTCATCACGGGGTTTCCGGCTGCAGCAAGGTTGTGGTCGGACCCATGCTCATTCGAGAGTTACAGTCTCTGCGAGCCTGCGAACTGCTCCAACCCGCGCGAAGTGCGCTGCGGCAAGTCGCCGCCAGGGTGGACGCTGCCAGGCACAATCGAGGTCACCGCACTATGAGCAAGCACATCACGAACATCGTCGCACCGGACGGCTTGTGGACCATCGAGCTCGACCTGGTCGACAAGACCGCCAGGGTGCTCGACTACGCAGGACACGGCCCCGCGCCGACCCCGTCGGTGCTCGAGCGTGCACACTCATGGATGCGCGCGGAGTTGAGCCTGCGGCTCGAAGGCCCGTTGCCTGATGCCGCATACGACGCGCGCATCGCGACCTGTCGCGCATGTCCCGAACTCGAACCGCTCAACCCTCCCCAGGTCGGGACCTGCAAGGCATGCGGGTGCGGCAGCAACCCGCGCGCGGAACTCTCCATCAAGGGCCGCATGCCCGCGGCCACCTGTCCGCGCGCCTTGTGGGAGTCTGCTACACTTCCTCCGTCCGGCGCGGCGACCTGACGAGGTACCCGCTCCTAGTTGGAACGGTGACCCGCCCGACCGGACCTGACCCCCGGAAGCGCGCCCGGTAGACCGCAAGGTCCCGGGCGCGTTTCGTTTCACGCCTGTCGCGCCACGATGCCCCCTACGGCGTCCGCGCGCGGCGGACCCCCCTTCCACCTCTATACGCGGCCTCGCCCCTCCTACGGCCTCCTACGGCCCGCCCATGTCCCATAGCGGGAATCTGCGAAATGTGGAGAAATACTGATCTCTACCCCTTTACAACCATTTCGGCGTCGCTATATTTACACCATCAGCAGCACGCTGATTCGCAACCCCAACCACCGACCACCATGCCCACCACCACGACCACCACCACCACCGTCCGCGACCTGACCTTCGGAGTCGAGATCGAAACTGGCGTCCCCTACTCCGCCAACGTCAACGTCGGCGGCTACCACAACGGCCGCCTCATCCCCAACATGCCCGAGCGCGGCATCGTGAGCGGCGCATGGAAGGCCTCCCACGACGGCAGCATCCAAGTGACGGGAATGCAAGGCGTCGAGTTCGTCTCTCCCGTCCTTCGCGGATCCGACGGCCTCGACAACGTCACCATCGCCGTCGAGCGCATCGCCGCAATGGGCGCCAAGGTGAATCGCTCGTGCGGCGTTCACATCCACGTCGGATTCCCGACCAACGACCTCGCCGCCGTTCGTCGCCTCGTCCACCTCGTCGCCCATTGGGAGTCGGCTCTCTTCGCCACCACGGGAACCAAGTCGCGCGAGACGAATCACTTCTGCCGCTCCATCAAGACCGCCACCGTCCGCACCGCCCGCTACACGTCCAACTCCAACGTCCGCACCGCGATCAACGGCAACCGTTACCACACGCTCAACCTCATGCCCCTCCTGTCGGGTTCGCAGCCGACCGTTGAGTTCCGCGTGTTCAGCGGGAGCGTGAACCCCAAGAAGATCGTCGCATGGACGATGCTCGCCCTGTCGATCGTTGAAGCCGCCCTCAACGGCTGCCGCGTCAAGACCTTCGACATGCCCGAAACGAGCGTCGCTCGCGAGTCGGGCGAGGGTCGCGGCGAGCGGCTCGTGAAGGCCATGCTAAACGACCTTTGGGTGTGGAACGGCAAGAGCGCCACGCGCGGCCGCTTCGAGCACCCGCACTTCAACCACGCATTCGCTCGCAAGCAGCTCGTCCGCATGGCGAAGAAGTACGACGCCATCGAGTGCGCCGAAGTCGACTGACCCAACACCCCAACCATCACCCCCAACCAAGGACACCACTCACCATGTGCGGCCTCTTCTCAATCTTCTCGTCGAACCTCGACCAAACTGTCTGCCCCCGTACCGCATGCCGCCTCGCGGCGGCGCAAGTGATGCGCGGCCACCACGCATGGGGCATCGCGTGGATCGATCAGCACCGCGTCGTCCGCTCCTATCGCGCCATCGGTCCAATCACCGACGGCCTCGAAGTCGTCGCCTACGTCGCGGAAACCGCGACCGCCATGATCGGGCACACGCGGTGGGCGACCCACGGCAGCGGCGACGACGTCGCATGCGCCCACCCGTTCACGTGCGGCGGCGGCTTCCTCGCCCACAACGGCATCATCCCGCAGCACGAGCAGATCGCCGCCGAGCGCGGCCTCCTCTGCTCAAGCGAGTGCGACAGCGAGGTCCTCGCGCGGCTCGTCGAGCACAACTCGCTCAGCGGCACGGGCGGCGCGTTCGTCGCCTCCATCAACACCGTCGAGACCTCCGCTCCGCTCGCGACCCTCGCCCTGTTCGGTGGCCACGACTGCCGCGTCGTCTACGCGCGGCGCGGCAACCCGCTCCACCTCACCACCATGCGCCACGGGAGCGCCACCCTCACGCTGATCGGCTCCAACGTCGCCGCCGCTCCCGCGGTGCCCGACAACACCGTCACCGTGCGCAAGCTCTTCCGCCCTGGTGCGCCCGTGCAGCTCGAACTGCGCCGCGCCAACTCCATGATGAAGAACGTCCGCGGCTCGTCCCTCTTCGCCTGACCCACCCCCCAAGGAGAACCCATGCCATACCAAGTCTCTGCCACCTCGCTGCTGCTGTCCGATCCGCACCTCGTCGAGCAGGTCTACAGCGGCAAAGCGAACCGCTGCTGCTGCGGCTGCTCGGGCAAGTACACGAAGGGCGACAAGGCCGTGCGGTCGATGGTGACGCGCATGAACAACCGCGCCCGCATGACCCGCACCTACGGCAACGACTGCCCGTCGCAGTGGTGCGTGGGCGACAACCACGTCGCCATTGAAACGGACACCCGTGTCCTGATCGTCTACCCCAAGATGGACCACGCCAAGATCACGCT